CGACCACCAAGGTTTCCAGCATGTTGACGGCGTCGCTCACCACGCGCCAGTCCTCGGTGCTTGGGTTATCGGCTGTCTCCATGGCGTGCAGCCCTTCGTACATCCTGGTCAATTGGTGCGTGCGGTACTCCAGCGGCATGGGCTGGGTGGGGCTGGCCATCAACTCGTCAAAGACTGTGTAGGTCTTGGGGCGCTGCGGCTGCTTACGCTTGGCTGACTTTTTCATGGGGAACCTTCCACAGAGCATCGCACCGGGCACCGGCCTGCTGGCGCGGCGGTTCGGCAAACCAAGGGCTGCGCTCGCCTGCAGGATCGGCCCATAGCACGCGGCGGCACTTGTTGCAGGGATGGACCAGGTCGCCAGCGTCGTCGCGCACACCGGCGCACCTGGTGCAGTCAAATGGCATGTGCTGCATGGCCCATCCCAATCATGATCTTGGCGACTTCCTGCGCTTTCTTCTTCTCTCTGGTGCGCGCCTGGCGTTGAGCACCAGTCAGCTTCTCGCGCTTGGCGTCCTTGCCTCGGCCGATGCGGTAAATCTTCACCACGTCGCGGCCTCGGCTGTCCTTGTCCCACTGGCAGATGTGCGCGGCCTTGGCGCGATGCAGTTCGCGCGTGTAATGCAGCACGGTGACGTAGTGCAGGCCAGTGATCTCTGACAACTCCTGGCAGTTGTAAACGCCATCAAGCATGGCCTCGATCAACTTGGCCTGGGTGAAGGCGTTGATCTTGACGATGCGCCTGCCTTTGTTCTTTGGTGGCGTGCTCATGCCGTCACATCCACCAGGCTGATCTGCCGCGTCTCGCGGTCCAAGAACACGGCAATTGCGGTCGGCAGCGGACCACCGATCGCACGGCACGTGGCCATGCAGATCGGTGTCGGCCTCATGAACGCCACCAGCACATGCCGCTTGTCGTTCGGGCTGTCTGCGGCCATCAGTACGACCTCCAGACCTCGATCTCGACAAACCACAGGTACAGCCGGAACTCGCCCATGTCAAAGCCACAGGCAAGATACGGCGCGCGGCGTGGAAACCACTTCACATCACAGCGCAGGCGTTTTTTCATTGGCCATCCCCTGCTTGATGTAATGCAGAACCTGCGCTGCCAGCGTGCGCGTGTTGGCGTCGGCCAACTTGCGCAACTCTTGGTCGATGTCGAAGGGGATGCGGATCGTCATGTAGCGATCCTTCACCTCCTTGCCGACCTGCTCGGTGGTCGGCGTGGTCATCAGTCAGTACCTCCAGCGTTGGCCAAGGCGGCTTCCTCGAACATGTCGGCGGTGACAGGACCACCGGCCAGTTCGACAGGAATGCCGTGCGACAGCAGGCTGACTAGGTCGTCCTGGCCAGCGACCTCGATGTCGAAGCGGGTCTGAGCGGCGTGCCGGATGGCCTGGGCCTGGTTGCCTGCGCGGATCAGGCGGTGCTTGTTGGTCTCCACGTCGGTGACCAGGTAAATGCGAGTCGTGCTCATGTGGCGTCCTTGAGTTGGTCAGAAAAGGCGCTGATCTGACGGCGTGCGTCCTCAGCACCTTTCCCCACTATAACCCAATATCCCACACTTTCCAACTGTTTGATGACGTCTTTCTGATCCGGGCTGAGGCTGCCACCCTTGGTGCGCTTCATCTCGACCCACAGACGCCAGGCAGGCACAAACAGGTCCGGCACACCTTTGATCACGCCAGTGGCTTTCATCTTGGCGGCAACTGCCGGGTGGCGATGTCCACCGTTTGGCACCGAGAAGATCAGCACGCCTTGGTAGGTGCGTCTGAACCACTGCACCAGCATCATCTGCTCATGGTCTTCGCTTGGTATGGTGTTCGTGGTCATCAAAAAGGCACCTCGACCACATACTTTTCGCACGCATCGACCGTGCTGGCAAAATCCTCTGGCGGCGTCATGTCGAACGCCAGGCAGTGGCCGGATTGGTTGAAGTGGTCGCAGGTGTGGCAGCACTTTGGCGGCCCGGCACGCATCCAGTCGCGCCACTGGACAAGGAATTCTGGCTCTGGTGGTCTGGTGCTCATTTGTGCTGGTCCTCCAGGATTTGTGCCTTCACGATCTCAAGGATGCCGATGGCCTCGGCCAGTGAGATTCGGTCCGCATATTCGTAGACCACGGCCTCGATTTTGCTGGCCATCTCGCCAAGATGCTCGCGCCTGAATGGCGCTGTGACGACGTTGCTCATTTGCNTCACCTCCAAATTCACGCAGACATTTCTTGCAGACAATCAATCCACGCATCGCTCTGCGATACCCACAATGCTCACACATCATCTCTGCTCCTTCACTTGGTAGTCATGAAAAACAACTCCTCTGCTGGCGTCGCCAACCTTGCAAGGCCGGACCCACACGATTCGGCCGTCTGGCAGCCTGCGCGAGTGGCCTCGGCGGTCGTGCAGCCTGGGGCTGGCGTGCGTTCCACCCTTGTGCTCGCACTTGATGACCTTGCCATCAATCACCACCGTGCGCCAGTCGTAGGACGGCTGCTTGCCTGCTGCGATCTTGCGCTGGTTGGTGAACGTCGGCCGCACAAACGGCTGGTAGGCTGTCTTGGTGGCCATCATTGAGTGGTACCACTTGATCAGCACGCCAAGCACGAAGCGCGCTTCATCTTCCGGCACCGGGTCATTTTCTTCGGTCGGCCCGTACATGATCCGGTCGCCTTCGATGGTGTAGAGCATCGTCGGAATCTTGCGCGGCATGACGTTGGTCGGCCCTTTCCACATGTCGATGACGATGCCTTCGTGCGGATCGTCGCCAACCACCACGGCAAGAACGTCGTAGGAAGCGTGCGACTTGCTTGGCCCACGCGAGGCCACAAAACAGCGTCCGAACGGCGGTCTGCAGGTCATCAAGGCATCGGTGTTGACGGCCATTTGCTCGGCCGTCAGGTCGGAGATGTCGAACCACTGCAGTTCGGTCGGGTCCATGCCGGTCGTGGTGGTCCAGGCAATGGTTTCTCGGATCAGCGGCGTCATGCCCAACTCCTCTTAAGAACCCGGTGGAACTTGCCGTCCAGCCGGTACTCGATACTGGTGGGCGGCTTGCTGTTGCTCATCTGCACGGCCAGGTACTCCAGCCCTTCGCTGCCTTCCATGTGCGCAGCCTCGGCCAGGTGTGCCCCGGACGAGTTGGCCATCGTCATCAGTTGGCGCATGGCCTTCTGCCCGGCGTAGCCATCGTGCAGCACCGGCAGGTACTCGGTGATTGGCTTGTCCGACAGGCTGCCGTAGTAGGTGCAGGAGAGCATCTCCTTGCCTGACGCGCGGCTGACATGCCTGCGCCAATTCCAGGACGAGACCTCCAGGTCTTTGCCTTCCAGGCCCATAATGTCGTCGTCGCGCAATTCCAGCTTCTTGCGCTCCGGCTCGGGGAATGGGTGGCCACAGGCCGGGCAGGTGGCCACGGCGATGGCGCACAACTCGCCACAGTTGTCGCAGACTTTGACCGGCGCTTCCCCGTTGCCGTCGCCTGCCTTCTTGGGCGGCTGCACGGCCGTGATCGGACCGTGCGTGGCAACCACCCCGGCGAAGTCCAGCACCAGGCAGTGGTCGGTGTGGCTTTTGACCCGCATGCCCCGGCCTGCCATCTGCACGTACAGGCTGGCCGACATGGTGGGGCGCAGCATGGCGATCAGGTCAATGTCCGGGTAGTCGAAGCCGGTGGTCAGCACGTTGGCGTTGGTCAGCGCGCGGATGCGGCCTGCTTTGAACTCGGTCAGCAGGTGCTCTCGCTCCTTCTTCGGCGTCTCGCCTGTCACGCACTCGGCCGTCACGCCATGCTGGCGCAGGACTTCGGCCACGTGCTNGGCGTGCTTGACGCCTGTGCAGAACACCAGCCAGGCCTTGCGNTCGCCNGCCAACTCNATGACCTCGCGCACCACNNNCTGGTTGTTGTCNTCGGTGTCGACTGCNGCCTGCAGNTCGGACTCGATGAACTCGCCACCNCGCTTGTGNACGCCAGNGGTGTCCAGCTTGGCCNTGGTGACCTTGCTGCGCAGCGTGGCCAGGTAGCCNTTGAACACCAGNTCCTCGATGCTGACCGGCTCGATCAGGTCATCGAACAGCGCAGGCTTGTCGGTGATCAGGCCGTGCCCCAGGCGGTATGGCGTGGCCGTCAGTCCAATGACTCGCAGCGCAGGGTTGATGGCCTTCAGGTCGGCCAGGAACTGGCGGTAGCCACCATCGTCCTTGTGGTTGACCAGGTGGCACTCGTCGATGATCACCAGGTCAACGTGGCCGATCTGCTTGGCCTTGGTGCGGATGGACTGGATGCCTGCGAAAGTGATCGGCTCCCCGAGTTGCTTCTTGCCGATGCTGGCGCTGTAGATGCCCAGCGGCGCGCCAGGCCAGTGCTGGCGCATCTTCTCGGCATTCTGCTCGATCAACTCCTTCACATGGGTCAGCATCAGCACCACNGTCTCTGGCCAGTTCTGCAGCGCGTCNTTGCACAGNGCGGCCACGATGTGGCTCTTGCCGGACCCGGTGGGCAGCACCAAGCATGGATTACCGTGGTGGCCAGCCTCGAACCATGCGTAGAGCATGTCGATGGCGCGTTGCTGGTACTCGCGCAACATCACGCAACTATCCTCCCGCCGAACTGCTGGCGCATCTTTTCGATGTACTCGTCGCCCAAGCTGCACGCCGTCGGATTGGCCAGAATCTCGCGGCTGGTGTAAACATGCGCATCGCCTTCACCGTTTGCCACATCACGGCCTTCGATGACGTAGACGGCCGTCCACTGGTCCAGGCCGTCCTTGCGCTCCCAGGGCACCAGGTCAGGGTGCAGGACATGGCTGTCGCAGGCTTGGCGCTGGAACTCCACCGGAATGCCATCGGCCTTGTGCCTCTCACAGCGCCAGGTGCTGTCCTCCTTGGCCGTGCTGTGCGCGCAAGTGCGGCAGTTCACATGCTTGGTTGTCTTGGTCTCGTGGCAGAACTCGTGCGCGTCGCAGAACT